AAATAATATTTTGGGCTAAGTCCGTTTAGCGGCGGGCGACGGTTCAACCGGACATTAAAAGCGGGCAGGTGAGTGCTCACCCATTCACCTTCACCCGCTTTTTTTGTTGCCCCATAACACTTGGAGGTTCAAATGAAAAAACTTTTTGTAATATTAACAGTAATTCTAATGCTGTTTGCATGGAACGCGCCGGCGATGGCGGAGGAGAATTTTCCTCCGCCCAGACATCAGAAGGGCATAATCGGCGGACCCGATGGCGAGGAGTGGAGGCTGGGGCAGTTTACCGGCCTTATTCTCAACGGCATAACCTATGCTTTACCCGCCGCCGATGGTACGGCCACCTATCATCTTCAGACCGATGGCGCCGGAACCCTGTCATGGGGGGCTTCGGGTACTCCCACTATGGACACGGTGGGTGATCCTGCGGCTGACGTTACGCTGGTATATGCCGACAACTTCACAGACCTTAGAACTTTCGCTGATACCAATGAGGATATGTTTATTCTTCGTGGCATTGGTGCGTTTGGGGATGTGTCTGTAGTAAGGATTGACACCTTAACAGGCAATCCTACCGACGGAACCGTTCTTGAAGTATATTCGCACGATCCTAATGTTGATCCGTTGGTGGTTTCTGCAAGCACGACAGCAAGGGCTCTGGTTGTGGGTCAAAATACCGGGGTTGTCACTATTGCCGGTGTAGCCGAGGGCACTTCTGCCTTAGTTGTTGCCCTGGGTGATATTCTGGTAACAGACGGGGATCTCCACCTTGACGCTGGTGACGCTCTTTTTGATGAGGACGTTACCATTACCGGTGATCTTATCGGTGGAACCGGGCTTATTAATTACACTAACTTTGACGTGGATGCCGCAGGTAATGTGACATCTCTTGGCAACTTGGTTGCGGTTGACGGTACTTTTAGCGGCAATGTTAGCGTTACCGGTACGTTCCTGCAAGATGCTTTAGCGCCTGCAAGTGCTTCCCCCCAGGACATTACTTTAGATGGTGGCGGGACTGGCGGCGTAACAGTCGGTGGAACCTCTACCGGTACGATTACCCTTGGTGCTAACGCGGCAGGGGCAACCCTTGTAAGCCTACCGGCCACGGTGGATCTTACAATGGCTGGTGGTCAACTGAACATTACCGACACGGCTTCTGGTGACGTTGTAACCATTACTAATAATACCATGACGACCAATTCTGCAATCACCATTGTTGCGAACGCGGTCAGCACCGGTAAGGTTATTAGTGTAACCGCTGACGGAATAACCAGCGGGGATCTTTTATATCTGGATACTACTGCTGCGGGTCAAACCACCGGCAACTTTATCAATGCCTTTGATGGTGCGGCCACGGTCTTTGAGGTTGGCGATAACGGTGTAACGACTATTGCCGGGGGTGCGGCGGCAGATGCGCTTATCGTAACAGCCGGTGATATTCAGATTACAGCCGGTGACATCGATCTTGACTTAGGAAATATCGCCATCGACAACACTGCCGATGAAGGCAATACCATCAAGAGAAATAACGCAACTGGTACGGCGGCGGTGTTAGAGATTGAGGAAACCCACGCAACCGGTGGAATCAACCTTTTACTGGATACCAAGAATACCACGGCAGCAGAGTATAACCTTGATATGACCTCTGCCGGGGCCACGCAGATTCATTTAACCGCTTCTGGTGCGGCCGCTGATGGTATCCTGATAGATGTAACCGATTCCTACACCGGTCAGGGTATTGTTGCTGATCTGGGTTCGTGGTTGGGAACAACCGGAGAAGGATACATTTCCATCGTAAGTGATAGCGGGGCCGTGAACGAAGTGGGTCAGGCTATCAGGGTGAACCTTCAGGGAACCGGAACGGCTGGAACTGCGGTCGAGGGCAAGGCGTTTCACGCTGAATCCCAGGCGGCAATTAAGGCTGGTGAGTCCCTGGTTTATCTGGACACCTTAACAAACACTGCACTTCATATTGACAACGAGGGAACGGCTGCTGACGGGATTAAGTTTGATGTAGCTGCCTCTTATACCGGGCAAGGCATTGTGGCCGACTTGGGAACGTGGCTTGGAACCGCAGGTGAGGGTTTTATCAGCCTTACGAGCGATAACGCCGCTACTATTCCTGCTGGTCAGTTTGTTCGTATGCGACAACTCGGTACGGGTCAACATGCAGGCGCTATCGGTGGAAGTCTTCTTTTCATGGAAGATGACGCGGTAGCACCTGCGGCGGGCACTTCATATCTTGCCTACATTGACGCTACCAACATCGAGGCGTTGCATGTCGATACCGGAAAGGTTCTGGTTGATGAAACGGTAACTGCTACCGGTGGAATAAGTGCCGGAAACGCTGCCGATTCGTTCTTACATACAGCTACAGTTGAAATTTCCAACGCAGAAATTAAACTTCTCCGTGCGAACAAAAAGACACTCATTGCGGCGCCAGGGGCGGCTAATTTCATCGAGGTCGTTTCTGCTGTTTTGATCTTGGATTACGGTACTAATGTTCTTACCGAGTCTGCCGACAACCTTGTAATCGAGTACGCTACTTCTGGTGCTGACATTACGGCGGCGATTGAAGCGACGGGCTTTATTGACCAGGCGGTTGACCAGATGGCTTTGGTCTTACCTGCCGGTATAGCTACGGACGCTGCGAGTGATCTATTAAACAATGCTGTTCAGTTGTTTAATACGGGTGATGGTGAATACGCCGGTAACGTTGGCGCGGACACTACCATGACAGTGAAGATAACCTACCGGATTCATGCGGCAGGGTTATAACCTATAACCGGGGGTCGGGAACGACCCCCTTTACCAAAAAAATCTATAGGAGGATTTTAAAGATGGAAACACCAATCGATGGGGTTCCTGGAGGGGAAGTACCTGGTACTGGTGGCGTAACTGGTTTTCAGGCGCAATTCAGAGATGACCTGAAAAGTCACGAAGCCTTTACCGGGTTTAAAACGATCTCAGAGTTTGGAGACGCACACTTGGCGAACCTGGGTAAGGTCGCGGAACTTGAGGGGAAAGTAGCAAACTCTATTCCGAAGCTGTCTGAAACCGCAACATTGGAAGAAAGGCAGGCTTACTACAAGGCTTTAGGAGTGCCAAACACGCCCGCAGAGTACGAATTTCCAAAGGGTGAGGGGGTAGAACACGATCAGAAAATGACCGATTGGGCCAAAGGTGTTTTTCATACGGCCAACCTAAGCGCGGATCAAGCGGGGGTTATTTCTCAAGCGTGGGATACCTTTATTCAGGAGTTGGTTAAGGAACAGGATACGGCAAGCGAGAAAGAATTTACGGAAGCCGAGACTGCTATTAAAGCGGAGTGGGGGCCTAAGTATGCTGAAAATCTTGAACATTCACGGCGGTTTTACGAGAAGCATGCCAAAGAAACATTGGGAGACGAGAAACTAAGCCCCAGGATAGCTCGGTTTATATTCAACGTGAGCCAACTGGTGAAGGAAGATTCGAGTCTCCTTGGAGGGCAGGCCCTCGGGGATCCGCCCAAGGTCGGCATGAATTACAATATGCCGGCTTTTAAATAATTAAGGAGGCATAAAATGGCTGTTCACGCTATTGGTAGCGTTTATACGCTACTCGATCTTTTAAGAATACAGGACCCGTCAAACGGTCAATTACTTTTTGTGGCAGAAACATTGGCGCGCAGAAACCCGATTGTTCGGGAAGTGCCGATACTGGAAGCAAACCAGGCATTAACCCATATTGGCAGTCGTCAGAGTTCACTTCCGACCGTTCAGAAAAGAGCGCTCAATGACGGTGTGCCGAAGTCAGCGCACAAGGAAATCCCAGTTACCGCGCCGATGAGTCTTTTTGAGACAATGAGTCAGGTTGACGAGGAGATTCTACGGCTGGCCGGGGGGAATGCCGCCGGGCTGCGTCAGAGAAAAGACGCGGCTTTTATCGAAGCGATGGCCCAGGCTGTTGCCGACGAAATCTTTTTCGGCAGTGTTGCCGATGATGTGCTCGGATTTAACGGTCTGACCACGATGTTTAACAGTTCCACCGTATATCCCAATGATGACGCGACTTGGTTTTATAACGTGCTGTTGGCCGGCGGGGCAGGTGGGTGTACGTCCGTCTGGATCGTCGAGTGGGGTCCCGAAAAAGCGCACCTGGTTTATCCAAAGAACACCCAGGGCGGGATCGAAATAAACGATCTGGGAAAACAGTTAGTTACCGGCCTTACTGCGGGAACCGAGTACGTTGCCTATGTAACTCAGTTCAAGTGGCGGGTAGGATTGGTTGTGGCCGATGAGCGGTGTGTTCAGAGGCTTGCGAACATTGAGCGGACTGGCGCGGCGAATCTTTGGGATGATGACGACATGATTACCCTGCTGAACCGGCTGCCCGAGATGGGCGAGAACCCGAACACCCGTATTTATTGCAACCGGGCGATCAGGACCCAGATGGATATTCGCTTAAAGGATAAGAACAACGTCAACTACACCGCTACGGCAGATCCTTTCGGAATCCCGGTAATGCGTTTCAGGGGTGTTCCGGTCCAGGTGTGTGATGCGCTTAATTCGGCTGAAGCTGACGCCGCATAAAAAGACGCGGCCTATTGGCCGTTTTTAGGAGGTAAAAGTTATGGGTTACAGAGATATGCACCTTAAGCTCAGTAAGAATCAGGCTGTCGGCGCAGATGCTAACAGTACCGATCATATTGACACGGGGCTGACGATCCCAGGGTGGGAGAGAGGAATGCCCGCAGCGATTATTGTCAACTGTGAGGTAGCTTGTGGGGGAACCACCGGGATTGAGTTTATCGTTTGTCATAAGGTTACAGAACCGACAGTTAACGATGCAAATCTGGTTACAGTGGAAGTTCCGACCGCTCAGATTGTAGCAGGCTGGGAACTGGTTATTCCGCTGCCGACAGGTATTCCACTGCTTCAAATGGTTCGGCTGTATTACGGTCTGATTAACGGTAATGAAACCAACGGGACATTTTCGGCGTACTTTACTCCGATTCTTGGTCCGATTGGAGTGTAATTAACACTTAAACCCTGCGCCCCGGACAATCCGGGGCGCATTTTGGAGGTAACAAATGGGCGATCCTATAGATGAAAAAGGATTTGAGGAACCAGATATGGTAGTAGCCGAGGAAGCACCGCCGGTAGTACCACCGGAAGCACCGCCAAAGCCGAAGAAAAAGCGGAAGAAGGCAAAGAGAAGGGCCGCGCCCAGACGGGCGACACCGGTGGACAAGAGAGCGCTTGAGTCGGCGGCCGTCGAGAAACCGGCTCCCGTCACAGGCGACTTTATTTGCACCCAAAAATGCTATGTCTGGCCGAAACTGTACCGGCCCGGCAATCCTGCTACCTTTACGAAATATCATACTGCGCCGCAAAAGGACGGTAAGGTAGTTTGTTTTGTGCCTGCTGTACCCGGCGTTAATGTTGAAAGGCCCGTATCGGTAGTAAAGGTAACTGGTATTGGTGACGGTTAAATCCACGGGAGGTTAAAAATTGGCTTATTCAGTCATTGGCATAATTAATTTAGGCTACAGCCGAATAGGTGTATCGCGGATTTCTACCCTCATCGAAGATTCCGAGGAAAGGATAGCTGCTACTACCGTATGGGAGTATGTCAGGGATTTAGTGCTTGAGGCTAAGGATTGGCGCTTTGCTAAAACCAGGGCTATCTTGGCTCAAAATGTTGAAACTCCTGAGTACGGGTATGACTATGCCTATACACTCCCGGCCGATTTTCTCCGGTTGTGCATGCAGAAAAAGGGCGATCCTCCGATTTATCCGTCCGGGGCATACGCTTCGGCATGGACAGCGGACGGACTAACTATCCGGGCAAGGCAGTATGGTTACATCATTGAAACCCTTGCCGACGGAACATTATGTATTTTTACCGATTACGACAATTCCGACGGTTACGAGCTTTATATGACTTATATCCGGCGAGAAGTTGATCCCGCAAGATACACTGCCCATTTTATTTCCACGCTGGCATTTCGCATAGCGGCTGAACTTGCTCTAACCAGAACCGAGAGTCGTTCTAAATTCAGCGATATGATGACGCTGTATGAATTGGAGTTATCCAAGGCAGAGGGCTTGAATCGCCATGGGGATTATATTCAGGATGAGACCGGAAGTACCGCGTGGGAGAATGCAGGAAGATAGCAATGGAGGAGCATGGCGCGAGAAACACCATTAATTGTCAGCTTCAACGGCGGCGAGCTTTCAGGAAAGATCGATGCCCGGTCTGACATATCGAAGTATTTTTCCGGCTGTCGCACTCTTGAAAACTACATCCCGATGGTTGAGGGCGGCGCCCGCCGAATGCCGGGAACATATTTTGTCGTTGCGACTAAGGATTCTACCAAAGCCGCCCGGTTAATGTCGTTTCATTTTTCCACTATCCAGGCGTACATTCTTGAGTTTGGCGATCAGTATCTTAGATTTTTCAAGGATGAAGGCCAAATCGTTATTGACACAACCATGCTCGATTTTGATCCTTCCTCCGGTTATTTCGTGGGGGAATATTGTAAGGTTGGAGCATCGGTCACAAGGGTTATTGCTGCTACTAAAACACTATACATATCAGCGCCTTATGGCAGGGTTGATTCTGATACGGTTAAGGTCGCAGTTGACACAGCCGGATTGGACACTATGTCTGTTGCAGAAGCGGGCGACACGATCACCATATCCCTGGCGGATACGACCGGGGCGAAAAACGCGGCTAACCTGATTCAGGTCGCCTTGAGAGCGTTAGCGACTTGCAACGGGGTTGATATTTCCGACTGGTGTGTTACCGAAAACGCTGCTTATGCTGCCGCAAGGCCGATAGCCGCAGCGCTGGGCGCAGTACTTTTGGCGGGTGGTGAAACATTATATCAGTGCGATGTTGAAATATTCGCATCAGCGACCAACACGAACTTTTATCCGCCTGCCGAAGCTACTGAATGGACGTTGGTTGCTGCCGGAGACCCTACTGAGATTGTCATGCCCTATCTGGAGGCCGACCTGCCGGTGCTGAAGTTTACTCAATCCGCTGATGTTTTATACATTTTCCATCCTTCACACCCGCCCAAAAAACTGGCCCGGACAAGTCATATCCAATGGGAACTTTCGGATTATGTCTGTAAAACCGGGGTTGAAATGGCGATTACCGGTATCTCTCAGGCTAGTCCTGCAGTTGTAACATGCACGACTGTAGAGGTCACTTTGGTTGCGGGCGATATTGTTTATATCGAAACTGTTGTGGGGATGACAGAATTAAATCATCGTTATTTCACGGTTGGCACGGTTGTAACCGGCGCGGCGGGTACGTTTGAATTATCGGGTATAGACTCGACCGGATATACTGCATATGGCTCGGCAGGGACGGCTCAGGAAGCCATATACGGCATTACAGACGAGAATCCCGCCTGCGGTACGTTCTTTGAGCAACGCATGGTTACGGGCGGCTCAAACAATAATTCGCAGACGTTTAATTGCAGTCACTCAGCCGACTATGAGAATCACACCCCGGACGCGACGGACGATTCTGCCGGGATTCAATATACCATAGTATCGGATAGGGTTGATAGAATATTGTGGATGATAGGGTTTGAGTTTTTAGTGATTGGCACTGTCGGGGGTGTATGGAAGGTCGGGGCTACCAGCGCTAATGATCCGATTACTCAAACAAACATTGTGGCAAAGCGGCAGGTCACGCTGGGCTGTAAAGACCTTGATCCGGAGATAGTGTCAGACGCTTTGTTGTGGGTAACAAGATCGGGTTTTTCGGTTCAGCAGTTTTCCTATTCGCTTGAAAAAGACAAATGGGTGCCGCTGGACATGACCCGTATTTCAAAGCATATTACCCTTGGAGCTACCCTTGCATTGTCCGGTATTAAGGACATGGATTTCCAAAAGGAGCCCTTGCCTATTCTTTGGGCAATTCGATCTGATGGTCAACTGTTAGGCTTGACCTATGAAAGTCAAGAGCAAGTGTTTGCATGGTTTCGAGTCGTTACCGACGGATTGTTTGAGTCTATTGCGGTTATCAGTCAGGACGATGCTGAGGATCAAATATGGGTGACTGTTAATCGAACAGGGGGCAGGTACGTTGAGTTTTTTACACCGATTGAGTTTTTTTCACAAATTAAGGATTGCTTTTTTGTTCATTCCGGCTTGACGTGGGACGGGGGGGCTTCCGCATCCGTGACTACTATCAGCCTTGCAAGCCCATGCGTGGCGGTACTGGCAGGGGGTCATGTAGTTGTTACCGGGGACCAGATAAAGTTTTCAGGCACGGGCACATGGCTGGATACCCACATCGTTACCGCCCATCTAGTTGCTGTCAACACGGTTACTATCTGGGACGAAACCGATGCCATTCCCATAGATAGCTCTGCCTTTGACGCATATGTGTCTGGTGGCACCGTAGAGGTTGTTAAGGGGGCTTTTGTGGTCGGACTTGACCACCTGGAAGGGGAAACCGTTGATATACTTGTGGACGGTGCTGTGCATTCGCAAGAGGTTGTGACATTGGGAGCAATCACATTAGATTATTTCGGAAATAAAATCCATGTTGGGTTGCCATGCACTGCAACACTGGAACCGATGAAAATTCATGCCGGCAGTAAATTGGGCACGGCGCGAGGTAAGAAGCAAAAAATCTATAAATTAACGGCGATGTTTTATGAATCTCGGGGGGGTAAAGTAGGCCCGGACACGGACAATCTAAAGCCAATTAAATTCGGAACAGGGGTGCAGCCTGACCTGTTTACCGGTGATAAAGACATTGAGTTCGGCGGTAATTGGGGGAACGAAGCAACCATATCAATCGTGCAGGACCAGCCACTTCCAATGACCGTGTTGGGATTGGTTCCGCACCTAATGTTGAACGAATGATAATTGAGATTAAAATATTTAAGCCTGAACATGCGTTCGATATTTTAGACAGGAATGTTGATGAGGAAAATGTTTGGCTTTCGCGGTTTGGAGATTTTGAGGATTTTATAAAAATATGGGAAAAGGGCGGGCCGTCTTATACGGTAGTCATAGACGATCGGATAATTTTTTGTGGCGGGGTGGTTGATATGCGCTGGAACCGGGGCGAGGCTTGGACGCTGTTATCGTCATTGTTTTATAAGTATCCAAAGGCCTGTGTTAAGACCATCAAAAACGAGCTGGGCAGAATCATCCGAGAGTTTTCGTTTGAGCGGGTTCAGGCGATTGTCGAGCCGGAGGATAATCGGGCGATCAGGTTTATCGAATACCTGGGGTTTGAGCGTGAAGGGCTTTTGAGAAAATATCTACCGGACGGAAAAGATATGCTTATGTATGCGAGGATTCAATGAGAATTTTAAAAATATTGAAACGGATGCTATGCAACGAAGACGGTTATGCCGCTATACCTTATATTGTCATGGCTGTTGGGACTGCCGTGTCGGCATACGGACAGTATTCATCTGCCAGGGCACAGGAAAAAGCGTATGATTTTAACGCCCAGATAGCAGAGGCGGACGCAACGGCGGAAAGAAAAAAGGCGGTTTATGAAGAAGGGCAGGCACGGCTTAGGCTCAGGCAGTTGATCGGAACACAGAGAACCCTATATGCCAAGGCGGGTGTTGACTTGTCTTCGGGAAGTCCGTTGCTGGTTTTAGCCGATACCGCAGCCAGGGGCGAGGAAGACCTTGAAATGATCCGATGGGGCGGGGATGTGAGCGTGGCCCGGAAAAGAAACGAGGCGACCCTTGCGCGATTTTATGGTTCGACCGCTCGGAAAACCGGCACAATATCAGCCTTTGGAACTGGGGTGAGTGGTTTAGCTCAAGCGCGCATCGGGTATGCGGGGAGAAACAATTAATGCCAAGGATACCTAAGTTTTCTTCGAGCAGATTACTTCCGGGGTCTTCGGGTGGTGTGCCAATGTCGCCCCAGATAGCCGGGCAGGTTGGTGGTGCGATTGCCGGTGTCGGCCAGCAGATCGCAAAAACTGGAGACTATGCCGGGCGGGTTGCCGAACAAATCCGCAGGGCTGAACGCACGATCAGGGCAACCTCCATTGAAAACGAGATGCGAAACGATCTTGAGAACTCGGCTCAGGCACTATCGAACAGAACTGATTGGGGTAGCTTTGAGGGTGAGGCTCAAACGAATATCGAGAACCTACGTCAAAAATATACCGAGGCGGCTGGGTCTGATCCCCACCTGTTGACCTCTGTTAATCAGGCATTCGATGTAAAAAGCGGGGAGTATCTAAGAGCAGTTCGTTCTAAAGCCCTCGTTGAGATGACCAAGCAGGGCAAGGGAGAGCTTGAAAAGACATATAACAGCTCGGTTCAGGATGCGGCTTCTGACATTAGCGAGAAAAACGTAGCGAAAGAGCGGGCAAAAATGGCTGAGACAATTAACTTATATGTCGAGCATGGTATTATAACTGCGAAAGAAGGGGTTATAAAACTCGAAAAGTTTGATCGTGATGTGGAAACCACACGGGCACGGAGAGAGATATTTTTAAACCCGGAGGCCGCTGCCGACAAGTTGGCTGATCCTGCAAACTATCCTAATATGGACGAGGATATCAGGATAAAACTCTTAGACCAGGCGACCAGACGCGCCGATGCTGTTAAAAAGGCCGCTGAAATACGGCAAAAAGAAATTGAGAAAACCGAGAAGGCCGTTATCAAAAAAGCCCATGATGACGAGGAACGGAAAATCGGTGACTTATATATGAAGGGTGAGTTTACGTCAGCGTTCATGCTTGCACAAGATTCTGAACTTCTTACCGGGGATGAGAAAAAGACCTGGGCTGATGCCATTGAAAAAAAATCAAAGACGTTTGATGTTTCTGGTGAGGTGGTTGCAAAAGAAATTGTTAAAATTAACGGGATGATAGCAAACGAAGAAGATCCAGAAAAAATAAAGAGTTATGTCACAAGAACCCCGAACTTAAACAAGGAAGATAAAGAACAGTATCTCAATAAACTTGAGCAAAAATTATCGGGAACAGAGAAAGAAGGCAGGCGGCTTGGATACGGCGATATTGAGGACATCATTATTCCTAAGCGCGGTGCGCTGGCACCATTGTTAAGAACGGCAAAAGAAACTGAGCGTGTTATGAAAGCACAAGTGGCGCTTGATGAATGGTTGGATCTTCAGAAACAAACAAAAAAATATCCAACAGCATCACAAATAAGACTTCAGGCGCAGTATATAGCAGGGCAGTACCAATTATCAATTCCTGAAAAAATAGCTGAAATCGAAGCGGAGGCAAAGAAAACAGCGGTCGGCGTTAGAGAAGCCCAAGAGCAAAAAGCGGAATACAACAAGATTCCCAAAGCTGATCGAACCAGAATAGAGGGTGAATTAGAAAACAGCGGATACCCAACGACAAAAACGAACGTAATCAGTATTTATAAAAAGAAGTATTCACAGGTAAAATAATGCCTCTTCCTGCTGAACTAAATATAGACTTTGAATCTTTACCGGATCAGCCGAAAACGAACACTGATCCTGTACCGTTTGATATTGATGGCTATGTGAACGAATGGAGCAAAGAACGGCAAACAGAGGCTATCCCCGTCAGCAGAAACGCATTTTCAAAAGCGGTCCATTGGTTCTCAAGACCGTTTTTTTCTCAGGGATATAACGGTATGGCTGCGGTAAACAGGGGTGTGGCTGGTTTTTCAGCACATCTTGATTCTATTGCAGATTATGTTGAAGCGTCAACCGGATTACCAAAGGGCGGCATCTTTGAAAAGGCGGCTGATATTCTAACCGAGAATGCTGAATACTGGCAGAAACGGGCCGATAAGGTAGGAGTTGGATTCTTTGACGAGTTGATTTCAGAAGCGGTTGGCGGGTTTGTTCCGGGCGTTACGCAGTTTAGTTTGGATGTTGCAAGCGCACTTACCTTTCCATATATGGCGGGTACGATTAAAGCAAGAGACAGAGGAGATGACCCGTTTTTTGGCGGAATGTTAGAGGCTGCAAAAACTGGTATCTTAGCTGGATTGTTTAGAATGATGGCACCGTTAAAACAATATTTAAAAGCACCGACAATGGGAACCGTGTTTGGAATACAGGAAATGGGGGGTGCACCCGAAGGGGAAAAGGTGCGGGCTTTTGGTAAGGGATTTGGCACCGGACTTGGATATTCATTGGCATCTCCTGGTGGCAGGCTTGGGTTGAACGAAATTAAGAAGGGAATAGCGCCTGAACTTGAGAAGATTAAGGCCAATGTTAAAGTCGAGGTTGAAAAGCCCATACCAGAGGTCACAAAAGAAAAGATCGTCGCTCCTGCGGCCTCTGAGGAAGCCGTGCCTGCAAAGCCAGAAGCAGCAAGGGTTGCGAAAGCCGAAGTTAAGAATCAACGTAAGTTTTTAAAAACCGCCGAAGAATCCGCCACGACAGAAGCTGACCTTGCGAAGAAGGTCACAGAGATTGACCCACAGGATTATGTTGTTCAGCCAAATATTGAATCAATGGGAAAGGCCAAGAAAAGAGTTGATACAGAGGGTGTAGATAAAACCATTGATTACTTAAAAAGCGATGCCGACCTGAACGCTGAGAAGGGCGCAACCTTTATTGAAATGATGGACAGATTTCAAAAGGCGGGAGACTATGGCCGAGCCATTGAGGTCATTGAAACCTATGATACCCAACTGAGGGAAGCGGGCAGGTTTGTTCAGTCAGCGTCTATCTGGAACCGCCTGACTCCTGCGGGATTTATCCGGTGGGGTGAGAAGCAACTAGGCTCAACAAAATCAAAGTACGGTTGGCTCGATACCCTGTTTAATAATAAACCTGAATCGTTCACATTTTCACCAGAAGAAAAGAAAGCTATCTTTGAGAAAATGACCGAAATTAATAAAATGCCGGACGGTGCTGACAAAACAGATGCTACCTTGCAAGTCATTGATATGGTAGCGAAAAAAACACCGCCGTCAATTTCTGAACTCATAGATGCCTATCGGTATCAGAATATGCTGTCCTCACCGAAAACTCAACAGCGTAACATCGGTGAAAACATAGGCAACGCCTTTATTACACGACCGATTGATATAACGACTCGGGGTGCGATTGATTATATCAAAGCGGGTATGTGGGGAAAAGAACGGCAAGCCTATGTAAGTGACACGCCCGTTTATATAAAGACAGCCATTAATGCTGTCCCGAATGGTGCAAAGGCTTTTATGCAAGTAATGAAAGCTGAAAAGGGAATGGAGATCGGAAAGCCTGATGTCGGGGCTGAAGTTAAATCCGAGTTTGAGAGGGCACGGTTTAAGCAGATCCCGGCTCCCCTTACAGTAGTGACTCGTTTCATGGAAGCCTCGGACAAGTTTTTCTCTTCTATTATCGGGGCGGGAGAATTTGCGGTCTTGAAAAAAAGAGGGGCTACCGATGCCGAAGCGTACAAGCGGGCTACCGAGATCGGACAGAAATACCTTTACCGCGACAAACTCGATCCGACTGATCCCGATCTTTCGTACTTTTCAAAGATACTTTCTTCAACAGGAAAAATGATTAATGACAGCCGCAAACTTCCGGGGCTTGGAGCCTTGAGCAAGTGGTATGTTCCTTTTATTCGGACACCCGTCAATAAGGGTATTCAAATGGTTGAACACAGTCCTTTAGGACTAGCAAGGGGAAAGTTCGATCAGGAAGCGATGGCAAAAATTATCAGTGGAAGCATTGTGACGGCTATTGGGGCAGGGTTTGCTTATGAGGGTGACACGACTTGGGCCGTGCCGTCAGACCCAAAAGAAAAAGAATTGTTTTATGCCAGTGGTAGAAAACCTTATTCCGTAAGAGTGGGAGACAGATGGATTCCCGTTTGGTATTTGGGACCATTCGCTATGGCCTTTGCAATCCCCGCTGCTATTAAATATTACACATACGATCAAAAGAAAGCCCTTACACAGGGTAGTCTCGATAAAATTATGGATATTGCTAACGGGACAGCACGATTTGTAGGGAGTCAGACCTCAACTCAATCTATAGGGGCCTTGTTTTCGGCCCTAAGCGGAGATGTTGATTATACCTTCCCGGCGACCACAGCCTTTACCCTCGGGCAAGTAATACCCGGCTCTGGGCTTGTAAGATACGTTAATACGATTATCGATCCTGTTTATCGAAAACCTAAAGGGTTCATTGAGCAAATTGAAAAAGACCTTCCTTTTTTAAGCCAGCGACTTGAAGAAATTACAACCCCTCTTTTTGATGTAGCCAAGAGAGATCCGGTAAATTACTTCATACCTTACGATGTTGGAAAATCAGACCCGGTTTATGAAATGATGTTACCGCAAACAAGATATGAAATAAGGGGGAAAAATATCGAAAATGAAATGCGAAAACTATCTGAGCAGATTCAAAAGGGCAATCTTTCGGCAGAAGAATCTTTAGATAGGTTGGCCGAACTTTTTGGCGCTAATCTAAAAAGCCTTCAAATGTTTGGAGAGGAGCTTGAAATTGATCAAGATATTACGGTTAAAGAGACGGGGCAAAAGTTGAAGGTGAAGATGAAATGAAAACACTTTCTCTTAAAGAAGTTATAGCGTTGAAGAAAAAGGGTGCTGAGATTTTAGACGAAAACGGTAATCCGTGGAAGGAGCCATCGATTCAAAACGCAATGACCGAACTTATAGGTATGCTTGAACAGCTTGTTAAAAAGCCTGTCCCTGTGCCCACTGTGAACGTGCCGGCCCCTAACATAACGGTGTCCGTACCAAAGGCTGACCCGCCCAAGGTAGTCGTAGAAGCACCGAACATTACGGTTTTGCCTGCCCCGGTAGAAACAGCCAGTAAATGGCTGTTTACAGTTATCAGGGATTTCAGGAACGGGCTGATTGAAACGGTGAAAGCAGAGAGGATTGAGTAATGGCAGAAAACGCAACCTTTCAGAGCGACACATTAGCGACACCGCCGGTAGGGACAGTGGTGGCTGCGGATGAGATTGCCGGTGCGATACACCAGCGGATGAAGATTACCATTGGTGACGATGGTGTAAACGATGGGGATGTGTCTGAAGCCAATCCAATGCCGGTTAGTAGTGTGGCAAAAGACATGGAGGGTGGTGGGAAGGTTGCTGTTGGCGTAACCGCTGTTGAAATGACGTTTACCGGTGCAACCAAGTCCATCATTTTAAGCGCCGACCTTGCTAACACTGGAACGCTTTATGTCGGCAAATCGACGGTAACGAGCGCAGGGGTAAACGCTATTGCCTATCTGGAAGCAGGGGAAAGCCTGACGATTGAGTTCGATGATAATACCAACGCTGTGTATGTCGTTGCTTCAATAGCGGCTCAAAATGTCTGGAAGGGGGCCTTGATATGAAGATAGTGAAAACGTCCTATTCTGGATTCGCAAGACTATACGCCCTTCTGGTCAACCTGATAGCTTCGATGCTGACCCTGACGGAAACCGGGGGAACAATAACCACTGACGGCAGTGAGCAGAATGTTTATATCCATGATGCGCCTGCAGGGGTGTTTACTCCGCGCCTGGTTCATATTGATTTCACAAATCAGACCGCTGCTGAAACGGTTATAATCAGGGAATATTACCGGATAAAGTCGGGTGGTGCTTTAATTAAGTCCGACGAAACTAGTTTTGCAGGGGTTCAAGATCCATTATTAAAAGCGATTACCTTGAGCGATAATCGGTTTGGAATAAAAGTCACGATTGAGAAAACCGCAGGTAATAACAGGGCCTATGACTTTGAGGCGATTTATAAAATATGAAAGGCTATGACAACATACCTGAAAATGAGAACATCCTTCTGGACCTGCCTTTTTACGAAGGTACGGGGATCATCACCAGGGATCAGGGAAAACCTCATCATCAGAATGTTTCTTTAAATGACCCTGGTGGTGGTTCGTTTGTTTGGACGGTTTTAGCTTCCGGGTTAATGGTTTTAGAGTTCGTAACAGTTGGCGGTGGTGTTGACGATGGGGTTTACCTTGATCTTCCCGCTGCCGATTGTGCCGATTTAAACTTTACGGCGGGAGATTTTAGTGTTGGCGTTTGGATAAAGTGGGATTCAACCTTTGGGTTATCTGAAATAATAATTGGTCGATATGGTGCCCTTCTTGATGGGTGGGAACTATATCTTGATATTAGTAGTGGAAGAAATACTGTTTCTCAAAGGCATAACCACTCAAGCATTGCCGGGAACGATAACAGTAATTGTTTTTCTGTTGGCTGGACGCCGGGGGTGTGGGCGTTTTTGGGCGTATCACGAACAGGCGGAAATTTATATCCGCAACATTATAGAAACGGCGTACCTCTTTTAATGTCTTATGAAATCACAGGGATGCTTGATCCGGACACATGTAACCGTGATCTTGTTATTGGGTGTCGTTATTCAAAAAACGCTAATTGGTACAAGGGCCAAATGTGGCGACCGAGGGTTTGGAACAGGGTAGTAACTGCCGCTGAATGGCTTATCATGTTTAATAAAGAACGCGCATGGTTTGGGGTGTAAAAAATGAGCCTTCTTTTATTATTGGTCGGAGCAAAAACAAGCGGGGCGGGAACGTCCGTGCAGGCATATGATTACGAACGGTTTAAAAGAGAAGACCAGGAAATCCTGGACTTAATTATGATAATAGTAAAATCGGGGGTACTGCAATGAAGAAATTTTTGGCAATTATTTTAATTATTCTAATGTCGGCAGGGGTAGCGTTTTGCGTTGTATCCTCATCGACTTCGCGGATCGCGTATAATGCGAACGGGGCAACGGTAGCGTTCCCGTTTACGTTCGGGGTGGGGGCGACCGAAGAAATAGAGGTGGTTCTGACCACGCCTGCCGGGGTTGAAACCGTCCTGACCGAAACCACTCATTACACTGTTGGCTGTACGAACAACGATTGTGAGTCGGGCGGAACCGTAACGACCGTAGCGACCTACGCGACTGGCAATACGATCACGGTTCTCAGGAACGTTCCGCTTACACAGGAAGATGATTTTACCGAAAATATGCCGACCCTGTACGAGACCTTTGAGGACGCGCTTGATAAGGGCATTCGCATTGACCAACAGCAGCAGGAACAAATTAACCGAACACTAAAACTTTCCAAATCTTCAGCCTATGCCACCAACACTTATACGCTTCCTGATCCTGAAAGTGGTAAGGTAATAGGGTGGAACACAGGCGGAACCGATTTAACCACATTCAGCACGGATTCTGGCCTCTCAATAGACATTGCTCCACCGTTAGAGCTAATTAGCGATCACGGCAACAATATCGCAACCGCTGTTACCGCAATCGGGGCAAGCGAAAAAACATTATTGATTGACGGTGCCACCGCTGGCGACACAACAGTTCCTTCAAATATCAATTTGTGGTTTATTAGGGGTGGGTCTTTGACAGGAGTAGTTGAGATCAACAGTCCTGAACATATTATAGCTCCTCCGACCCAACAAATTTTCCCAATTACAGCAACTATTACCTTTACTTACGGTGGTATTGTTTATCCTGAATGGTGGGGGGAGAACACGACTCCTGGAACAACAGATATGACCCAGGAGATTCAAGCCGCAACGGATTCTCTGGAGGCCACTGCCAAGGGTGGCGTGATTGACCTTGCCAATACTACTTACCGTCTCGACGGGCAATGGACTATAAACGGAAATTCAATCACCGTTCGAGGTAAAAACCTTGGAATTTACTCTCAAGGATGGGGTACCACGCTTGACCTCAGGTATGCTGCTGGAATTAAGATCGTCCTGGGCGGTGCAGCGGGAACCTATAACTATCGATTTGAGCACATGCACATTGACGCAAACAATGGTGGATTTACCTATGTTTTTGAAACACGGACTGTAAGGGGCCTGGTCATCAGAGAGGTAACACTCTATGGAGTGTACGGGTTTTTGCAGCTTGGCAGGTCAGGTGAAGCCACCAGCGTGGTTACGCTTGATGCTGTTACCGGAGCAATGAAATCTCCCGCACACTCTCATTTTGTTACCCTGATAAATTTCGCAGGGGCATTGTTTTTAACGGGGGCAGGTGGTGTTGAAGGGTCTAATCCAATATCCGCAAATTCATATTTTATTTACGGCGCTGCTGGTATTAGCGCACCGGCGCTTGATACAGTCGTTATTGAATGGGGGTGCGGAAGGTTTGACAAGGCATTGTTTTTTGAGGCGGGGATTGCCAACTTGTATGTTGCGCCGACAGCAATATTCGACACGCTTGGGGCAATAGGTTTTGAGTTTAACTCAGGTGAAAATCCAGTAGCAAATATAACCATAATGGGCGCTCATATCGTTGGAAGCAATAAAGCTAACAGCAACGGCATAGTATTTTTCCAATCAACAAACATAACAAGGGACATTACCGTAATTGGGGCCAGACTAAGAGAATGGAGCAGGCAGGGGATTTGGACAAATGGTGTTGTTACAAATGCAAAATTTATTGGCAACAACGTGGCTGACGTTGGTACTGAAACAGATAATACTTATGATGGCTTTCATTTGGGAGACGGATTTCAGGGCGTTGCCATAGGGAATGTAATTGATACCACAGCAGAAGCCAATAAGGCAAGATACGGGATCTGGAATGACTCTACAGACGCAGACATTATCATCCAAGGCAATATTGTTGAGGGCTATCAAACAGCGGCGGTCTATAATCCGGACAGGGCGTCAGCGGCGACACGAAGCGTAAGAGGAAACACGGGGGACTTCGTTAAAGGAAAATATCTTGTTGGCCCGTGGCACCTGCTCAACGCGGCGGCTAATCAAACCGATACGGCCATGACAGCGCTTGGACAGACAACGTATGCCCTTACGTTTCGACCGATAAGAAGGTGTCGCATCACAGGCATAACGGTAACGGGCAATGCGGCAATAACGGTTTCCACAATCACGTTTAAAGCTGCCCTGAGTGGTGCTGCTACCGCTTTGACAGTTACCTTGACCGCTGGCGGGTCTGACACTGAGAATAGCGCAACCTCGGCGGCGGGGATAGAGGTCGATGCAGGTGAGGACATCGGGGTTTTATACTCCTCTAGTGCGACTTATGCGGGAGCAACACAGGACTTTACCGTATTTTTAGAGGTTATAGAGGATTAATCAAAAGGAGAATTTAAAATGAAACGATTTTTAACTACACTTGCTTTTCTAACCGTCCTGTTTTTTGCCGGGGCCTGTTTCGGGGCGGGGTCGTTATTTCAGGTTACGGATGACGATGTTTATTACAGCCCGGGCAATGCGCTGAATAGGGTTGTTTCGAGAATGATTACCCTTGCGTTTGTTGCCGACAATGGAACCGGGGTGATACCGAGCTTAGTCATTACGGAAGATGCCTGGACAGACGGAACCCTGACTGGAACCCTTAAGCACGGTTCTATTGAAGGCTGGCAGTTAGACAAGATCGATATTGATTGTAACCATGGGGGAACCGAACCGACCGAGGACAGTGAGCTTTATGTCTATCAGCTTGGCGTGGACCTGCTTGACGCAAACGGCGTTAATATGATTGACAATACCGTTGAAAGATCGGTGCATTTCGCTACCGACGGTCAGCCAAAACGACAGGATGTTGTTGGTGCCGTGACCATAACCGTGACCCAACAGGCCGTAGTTACAAACTCGGCGGCCGGAACTCTTTATTTAATTTTGGTGCCCTAAATGAAACGCATATTATCCATAATAGTTCTAATCTGTTTTCTCTCCGCTCCGGCTTTTGCCAGCGATTACGGGTATGAGTTTTACGATGGAATATTTCTGCCCGGCCCCGTAGAGAGCTATCTGAAGCTCCGTGACGACACCAAGGATCGCAGGGGCTTGGGAATAGGCTTGGGTGAAGCCACGACCACATATGCCGGGATTAACCACACTCAACATAACTGGATTACCGGCCTGCTCGAAACTGTTCCCGCCAACACTCCCCGGTTTGAGGAGGACGGCCTGCTCAACGAGGGCGCAGCGGCGAATTTACTATTTAACTCTCGATTTGCCACTAATGGGGCTGGTTTTACAGGCACCGCAACTATGGCAAACTCTGGGGCGATAGGGGCCGATGGGGTCGCTGGAAATGGTTTATTGGTTACTGATTCGTCTGCTGTCGCAAACCAGGAAATGTATTTAGGCATAAGCAAATCCGCATCTGATTCAACTACCTATTTCAGATCAACCGTATGGGTACGAAAGGTGGCATCCGCTGTATGCTATCCGCTACTTGGGGTTGTATTTTCTGGTGGTACACAAAAATATGCGTCTATTGTTATTAACCATATCGCTGGAACGGTGGTTGCTTGGGATGGCAATACGGCGGCAAATATTGGGTCAAGGATTGTACCCAGCGGGGTTGGTTGGCAGGTGGACATTTGGGCGACCGATAACGGGAGTAATACAGATACATACTGGGACTTCATGCCAGCTTTAAATGCTGATGCTTCGGATGTCGCTGACGTAACGG